ACCAGACCAGGAGGAACGTCGTAATGAATCCGTTTATCAAAGAACTCATCGCTACCGTTTTACGGCACATTCTCACCGCCGCCGCCGGATACTTGGTAACCGAAGGGTTATTGACCGACGCCCAGGCTACGCAGTACGTTGCGGCAGTAGTATTAGCTTCGACGTCGATGATATGGGCGTATGTCCAGAAGCGGAACAGCCGCGCCACGCTCGTTACGGCGTTAGGGTCGCCGCGAGCCATGACCGAGGAATCCGCAAAGGCCATGGTGAAGAATCCGCTGACCTACACGCCGCCCGTGTCCGTGCCGACTGACGTGGTCCCACGCATGACTCCGAACGAGTCGTAAGTGAGCCCGCAGATGCACACGCGGCCTCGACAGTGCAAAAATTGCGGGATGTTCCGTAGCAGTCGAGAATTTCGCTGGTGCGGGGATTGTTGGAGGATGGCGGCCAAGACGTTGATGACCGCCATCATCGCGGAAGCGGTTCGCTGGGCGTTCACCCACTTCTAACGGAGACACTTATGGCTCGACCGCCTGGATTCAAACGACACAGACCCTTTGTCACGAAGGACGGGCCATTCTGTGGCGCGCAACGCCGGAAACGGCCAGGCACCACGTGTAAGCTAGGCGCCGGCTACAAGACGGACCATCCCGGCCAGGGCCGATGCAAGTTCCATGGCGGGGCACGGGGCCGTAATTTCAAGCATGGGTTCTACACCAACTTGAAACACAACGGGATCCGAGAGAAACTCGAGAAGCTCGGTAACATCGAGGCCGACGTGTTGAATCTCGTTCCAGAAGCACAGCTGCTCCGAGCGTTGACGGTGGATTTCATCGACCGATACGAAGATTTTCTTGAAAAGCTGGACGCGTGGTATGCGGACAAGGACAGCAAAACCAAGCCTCGCCGCATCATGGACATTGCGGACGCGTCCCGGCTGATCGATAGTATCGGCAAAATGGTGGAACGCATCCACAAGATGCGTCAGGAAGGAGCCATCTCGCTGGAGACGTTCCGACGTGTCACCGAGCAAATGGGGATCATCGTCGCCAAGCACGTCGCGGACGGGAAGTTGCTTGGGGTGATCGAGCATGACTGGGCGTGCATCGCCATCGACGCCAAGCAGATCGATCACCATGCGGCGGCAGCGGCCGAAGCCGCCAAACTTGAAGGCGAGGAAGAATCCGGCGACAGTGATGAGGAGTGGGAATAGGACATGGTGATTATCACGGGCTTCGGAGTTTTCGGGAGCACCGTGCAAATTACCGTGTCCGACCCGATCCAAGATTACGGGTCCGACTCGGTGTTGGATTTCTTTTACACACCGCTACCAGAGGACGAAGAATTAGGTGTGTGTCCGACATGCGGGCAGGATATGGACGACGACGACGACGACGACTTTGAAGACGACGAGGACGAGGATACCGATTATGAGTGACATGGCGCGCGAAGAACGGACAGCTTCATTTCAACGGGGCGAAGGATTCGACATGACGGTGGGCCGGGTGCTGACCTACACCTTGCCCATGACCGGGTTTACCATCGTCGCCCACCGGTTCGGGGTGGCCTGGCGGGGGTCGGTGCCGATCATGTCTCGGAACGGCGTGGAAGCCCTGATAGGCATCATTCGGCGTGCGGTGGTACATCACGAACACCTGAAAACGTCGTATGACTCGATAGAAGGGCAATCGTATCTGTCGGAAGCCGAGACAGACGGCCGGATGCTTGGGTATGACAACCCATCGGCAAGCATTCTTGACGTCAACGGCGTTGTGATGACGGACCCCTAGACATGCCGCGCACGCTCGGAGATATTCTCAAGATACGAATTAGCCGCGACTCGGGGCCGGTCAAACCCGACATGACCAGCGCGGTAAAAGGGATTCGTCTGTCCCGGTCCCCCGGCAGTTCCCAGAGCCGGGTGGACAAGTGCCGGACCAGCATTGAGGCCTTCGGGAAAACATACTTCCCTCATCATTTCAATCGGGCGTTCTGTGAGTTACATCGAGATGTCTTCGAACAGTGCGACCGAGTGGCTCCAACACAAGGAAAACGGGTGGCTCGGTGTGCGCCGCGTAAATTCGGAAAGACGACGATCATCTCGTTGGTCAAACCCCTCCACGATTTGGCGTATCAACGGAAACACTTCGTATTGCTGATCGGTGAAAGCGCGACCACAGCGGAAGCGAATCTCGCCACGATCTCTCAGGAACTGGACAATAACGAACTCTTACTGGAGGATTTTCCGCATCTCAATCCCGCAAAAGATGCGAAGGGACAGTTCGTCAAATGGACGGACCGGCAACTCGTCTTCAAGAATTTCGCCACGATCCTAGCCAAGGGTATGGGCGCCCGGATGCGCGGGTTGAAATACCGGCAGATGCGCCCGGACTTGGCTATTCTGGACGATCCGGAATCGCCTGAAACCGCCGACACATTCCTGAAGCGTCAACGGCACAAGCGCTGGTTCGGCGGCACGTTCATGGGCCTCGGTTCAGGCGACTGGGATTTGTATGTCATCGGCAACTTGCCTCACCATGACTGCTTACTCGCAGACCTCCTGCGTGATAAGAACTGGAACGCTAAGTTGTACCGCGCTATTAATCGAGAGTTGGATCCCGAAGGAGAGCGGTATCCAATTGGTAACACGAAGTCCGATGGCGGCGCCCTCTGGCCGGAGGAATGGTCACTCGAGAGACTTGCGGCTTATAAAAGGGAACCGAACGTTGGGGCGTTAGGATTCGCGCGTGAAATGATGAACGACCCGCGAGATGAAGCCGACAAGGTCTTCAACATCGCGGAATTCGGATTCTTCGATTACACGCATCCCGACGACTTGAAAAAGTATCGGTATATCGCGACAGCCGTGGATCCGGCGGGTGGCGAGAAACCGACCGACGTGCGTAAAGGCAAGCGTGACTGGTTCGTGGCCATTACCGGGGGAGTGCAGAAAGACGGCACCATCGACATTTTTCATATCGTGATGCACAAGGGCACCCCCGACCTGCAGATGGACTCTATGCTTGAAGTGTATAAGGACTACAAAGTCCGCACCTTCGGCATTGAAGAGAACATGTACAAGAACCTGTATGGGCCGGTGTTTGCCGAGCGTGCGAAAAAGCGTCGGTTGTATCCGTCCATTCGGCCGATGCAGAATCACACGAACAAAGTCAGCCGAATTCTTGGAATACAGCCGCTGGTGGCGAACAATAAGACGGTGCGATTCGCCCGTCATCTTCTCCAGACAGTGCCGCTGTTCTTCGCACAGTTCGATGAGTTTCCCGGCGCGGATTTTGACGACGGGCCGGACGCGACCGAGTTACTGATTCGTTTGCTGGAAATCAAGAAAATCAAAGGCACACCGAGCGGTGTCGGTGGCACGAGTTACTGGAAGTCCGCCGCAGCAGCGGCATAACGGAGGCAGTGCATGGCCACGCGGAAATCTCGGCCGGTTAAGAGGGTCACGAGCACGGTAGAGAAAGGGCGCACCCCCGCCAAGATAAAGGTGGGATTGTCCGAGATTGGGCATTCCGGCCTAAGCGAAACGGGCGGCCTCATTCGAGAAGACTTTCTACGGGACTTGCAAGGACGGTCCGGGCAGAAAGTGTTCAAGGAAATGAGTCTGAACGATTCCGTCATCGGGGCGATCATGTTTGCGGCCACGATGCTAATTCGCCAGGCATCCTGGACGGTCAAACCCGTTTCGGAAGATAAGGCCGACACCGACCTCTCAGAATTCGTCAACTCGTGCCGCGACGATATGAGTATGACGTGGCCCGACGTTATGGCTGAAGTGTTGTCGATGCTGACCTACGGATGGTCGGTGCTCGAACAAGTGTACAAGAAACGCGGCGGGTATATCCGCAACAGCGGCGACACCTCAAAATTCTCGGACGGTCGTATCGGGTGGAAGAAATTACCCCTCCGATCCCAAGACAGTCTGGATCGATGGATTTTCGACGAGAAGGGCGGATTGCGCGGCATGACCCAGCGCACCGTGACCGGGAAGATGGCCGTCATCCCGATTGAAAAAATGCTGTTGTTCCGCACGACGTCAGCCAAGAACAACCCCGAAGGTATCTCCGCAATCCGCAACGCGTATCGGGCGTGGTATTTCAAGAAACGAATCGAGGAAATCGAAGGCATCGGCATCGAACGTGACCTGGCCGGGTTGCCGGTGCTCACGACGCCAGAAGACGTCGATATCTGGAATCCCAACGATCAGGATGCCATTGCCACGAAGGCCGTGGCGGAGAAGATTGTGCAATCCATTCGGCGGGACGAGCAGGAAGGCGTGTTGCTCCCGTTCGGGTGGAAACTGGAATTGATGGCGTCGGCCGGAAAGAAATCGATTGATACGAACACGGTGATCGCTCGCTACAATACCGTGATCGCCATGACCGTGCTCGCAGATTTCATTATCCTGGGGCACAATAACCGCTACGGGTCATTTGCGCTCGCATCCAGCAAAACGCATATGTTCTCCGTTGCCATTGGAGGATGGCTTGACGCTGTTGCTGATGTCTTTAATCGTTACGCGATTCCTAGGCTCCTCGAAATCAACGGTATCTCTGTGGAACGGCCGCCCACGCTCGTTCACGGAGATGTCGAAGTTCCGGATCTGGCCGAACTCGGTAATTACATATCCAAGCTTACGGGCTCTGGGTTCCCGATATTTCCGAATAAGGCGATTGAACGGTATCTGCTCAAGACGGGCGGTATGCCGTGGACAGATGAAGAAGGCGTCACCGTGGGGCGTGGCGACGAGGTTCGCGGCAACACAGCCACCACGGCTACGACCATGGAGCAAGCCGACAAAGCAGCGGAAGCCAAGACAGAGGTTAACGACGAGAAAAAGAAATCCGGCGTCGTAACGGGCGACGACGAGTAATGCCGGTGGTCACGGTTGTAGGCAGTCCACGGCTTCGACGAGCGGACTATATCCTTGAAGCCGTGAAGGATGCTGTGAACAAACGGCGCTCGGCTATCAACAACGATGCCGAAATACAAAGCATTACGATTGTCGTAAAGTTGAAGAACAAGACTGAGACGGTCCGCGCCACGTTGCTGTCCGTCCAGACGGAAGACACCACCGAGTAATTTACCTGTTGACACGGGGAATACGGATGGGGTAACGTCAGCTAAATCAGGGAACCGGCCACGTAACCGGCGCCCATCGCCCAGACCGTTTCTTACAATTTAACGCTCGGCCGTCAGAGGTGAGGAGGCGGTGTTCCAAGCGCGTTGCGGCGCGCACGGGGCACCGCCTTTTTTTATGCCTAAATCAACCCGTCCCCTGTCGCACACCCTTGTGAGCCTATGGCTCCATGGATACCGTGCGGCCTTCACTAACACGTCCTTGTGGGCTTTCTCTGGCTCACGCCGTGCGGTTCAGGCATACACCTCCGGCTACCGAGTTGGGCAACGCGTTGCACGGAGGATGGCACAGTGAGCATAGCCGCCAAAGTCGTGAAGGTTGATGACGACAACCGCCTGGTATTTGGCTGGGCCAACGTCGCCATCAGAAAAGACGGGGAACAAGTCACGGACAGCCACGACGAGTGTATTGACCCAGAGGATTTGGAGAACGCAGCCTACCTCTTCAACCTCGAATTTCGTGAGCTGAACGAACGGCACAAGGGTGTGTCCAAAGGACGCCTGGTGGAGTCGTTGGCCGTGACCCCCGAAAAGCTGGTAGCCATGGGCCTCGCCGAGGACGCACTACCCCAGGGATGGTGGGTCGGCTTTTACGTCGAGGATGACGCGGCATGGGAGAAGGTGAAGAAGGGGGAATACAGCATGTTCTCAATCGAGGGATCGGCCACGCGGGTTGACGCGTAATGGCCAAGAAACTGACGGATCTGGTCATCAATAAGGTAGCGTTGGTCCCGAAGGGGTCCAACCCCGATTCAGCAATCACCATGTTCAAGTCAGCGGACGTGGCGAAAATCACATTCGCTGAAGTTATTGCCGGACATCCAGAAGGTGTGCGTGAAGCCTTGTGGAAGATTTACGACCTCACGTATACACTTAACAATACCATCTACGCCAACATGCACGGCGGGAAGAACGTCGTCAAGGACGTCGAGAAATCCTTGGAACAGTTCACATCGGCGTGTCTGGATGCGTTAGCGGATGTGAACATCGCCAAGGGAACAAAGGAATCGGCCGATACCGTCATGGCGGCCGTCATCACGAAAGCTCGCGAATTCCTCGCGAAGCATCAGGAGGGAACAGTGGCAACAGCAGCACCAGCAACCAAGAAGCGCGAGGACATGACCAAGGAAGAGCTCCTCGCGGAAGTCACCCGTCTCGACGCCGAGGTCGCCAAAGGGGTAAAGGAACCCTCCGCCCCGGCCGCACCCGCCACGCCGACCGTGGAAGACATCGCCAAGGAACACAAGGACCTTCCGCCCAACGTGCTGTCGTTCATGAAGGGTCAGGAAGACCGCCTCAAGGCCGTCGAAACCGTCGCCGCGACGAACGCCGAACTTGCCAAGGAAGAGCGGCTGGCCCGGCGCACGTCTGACATGGTGGCCTTCGTCGGCAAGGAACTCTCGCATCTGCCGGGCACGCCCGAGGAGCTCGCGAAGACGCTCATCAACATGCAGGACAGCATGACCAAGGAATCCTACGCGGTCGCCCTGGCCGGCATGAAGGCGGGCAGCGTGGCCATCGCGAAGGCAAGCGAGGAAGTGGGCGATGACGTGAACGCCGCCACCGGGTCTGCCTACCAGAAGCTGGTAGCCATCGCCAAGGGCTTCCAGGACAAGGATCCGAAGCTGACCGACGAGCTCGCGTTCGAGAAGGCCGTCGATGCGAACTCGGACCTCTACGTCGAGTATCGGAAGGAAAACCGTCGCCGCGTTGACACCGACGCGTAATCGTCAGACGCACCACAAACACGGAGAGTAAATAGATGGCTTACGAAATCCCAGGAACGACACTCTCGCTGGAAGCGTCTGGTGACCTTTCAGCGTCGCAATACAAGTTCGTGAAACTCGACACCAACGGCCGCGTGGTCGTGTGTACCGGTGTCACGGACAAGCCCATCGGCATTCTGCAGGACAAGCCGGGAGCGCTCGGGCGTGCCTGCCAGGTGATGGTGTCCGGCGTCAGCAAGGTGCAGGGGGACGCCAACCTCACCAAGGGGGATCAGGTCGGTACGTCGGCCGATGGCCAGGCCGCCGCGTATGTGCCTGGCACGGACACCACGAAGTATATCGTCGGTGAAGTTCTCGAAGACAACAGCGCGGCGGCGGGCCTTGCCACCATCGCATTCAACTGCCTCGGCGCGGGTCGCGGCGCGTAGTACGTGAAAGAGTCAACGGTCATCCTCGTGCTCACGTTGGTGCGTCTTGGAAAGGGCGCGCTGAACGCGGTGGAAACGTGGGCACGGGTGAACCGTCAGGAGAATCAGACACCAACTTCTGGAGAGGAAACGTAGCGATGAAAATGCCAGTTCGCAAGAACCAGCCCGCGCAGCAGGACGTGCACATCGACCAGGCACTCACCAACCTGTCGATTGCCTACGTCCAGCGGCAGGACGTGTATATTGCACGGAAGGTCTTCCCGACCCTCCAAACGGACAAGCAGTCGGACAAGTACTACATCTTCAACAAAAACGACTGGTTCCGTGACGAAGCGAAGAAGCGAGCGGACAACACCGAGTCGGCCGGTAGCGGATTTCGGCTGTCCACGGATTCGTTCTTCTCGGACGTGTGGGCGTTCCACAAGGACATCGGCTTCCAGGCCCGACGCAACGCCGATGCGCAGGTGAACCTCGAGCGGGCGTCCGTCGAGTTCGTCACCCAGCGACTCTTGCTTCGGCAGGAACTCCAGTTCGTCACCGACTTTTTCACCACGTCCGTCTGGGGCACCGACACCACCCCCGGCAACCTGTGGGACGATTACACCAACTCGGATCCGATCGAGGACATCGAGTCCGCGAAGGAAACGATCCTGGCGTCCACCGGGTTCATGCCGAACACGCTCGTTCTCGGCTACCAGGTGTTCCGTCGCCTGAAGCGCCATCCGGACTTCCGCGACCAGATCAAATACACGTCGGCGGAAAACGTCAACGCCGCGTTGCTGGCGCGCATCCTGGAAGTGGACAACGTCCTCGTCGCCAAGGCCATCAAGGCCACGAACCTGGAAGACGAGACGGCGGCGTATGCGTTCACGCACGGCAAGCACGCGCTGCTCTGCTACGTAAACCCGACCCCCGGCGAAATGCAGCCCAGCGCGGGCTACACGTTCGCGTGGGATGCGTATGGGTCCGGTGGGATCGCCATCGACTCGTTCGATATCCGCAAGACGAAGACCACCCGCGTGGAAGGTGAAATGGCGTTCGACAACAAGGCCACTGGCACCGACCTCGGCGTCTTCTTCAACGGGGCCGTTTCGTAACGGTTCGATTGGAGCACCTCCCATGCTACATGTCGTAACCAAAGCCATACCGGGACCGGGGGGAGCCACGCTCCTCACCGGTCTACTCGTCGAACCGGAGGAATGGAAGAACAAGTCGTCGCTTGTGAGCCTCCGGTATATTCGCCCAGCCACGCCCGTCGATTTGGAAGGGTTGGACGAAGTCGTCGTCAACGAATACGGCGTCTCCCGTATCAACGTATTCGAGCCCAAGACCAAGAAACGGGCGCGGATCCGAAAAGCCAAACACGCCTAGCGGGGGCCGTGTCCCCCAACGTTAAGGAGACTCTATGGCGCCACAACGACTCACTCGCGCGGCGGTCCTTGCCGGTAAGATCATTACCGGGGGGTTTCGCGCGGGCATTCGGACCCTAGCGGCCAACGTCACGTTGACGGCCAAGGATGAGGGAAAGACCCTTGTCCTGAGCGTGTTGACGGGCTTGGTTGCCATTCTGCCAGCGGCCACGGGGACCGGGCGTGTCTTCCGGTTCAAGGTCGGCCTCACGGTCACGTCCAACGGCTATATCATCAAGGTGGCTAACGCGACCGACATCATGCAGGGGACGGCGCTTGCCGCTGCGGATGGCGGCAACACGTTGAACGCGTGGGAAGCGGGCGCCACGGCCGACACCATTACGCTCGATGGATCGACCACGGGCGGGCTGGTGGGTGACGACATCGAACTGCAGGATATCGCGGCTGGCCTGTGGGCCGTGCGTGCTGTTCTCCAGCAGACGGGCACCGAAGCCACTCCGTTCAGCGCGACGGTTTCGTAGTAACGAGAAGGGGGCGGACATGTCTTGGTCGTATAACACTAATCTCACGGCCGATAAAGACAAGGTCCGCCTCCTTATCGGGGATACGGATACGGACGACCAGCAACTTTCAAACGAAGAACTTGTTGCGTTGATTTCGCTGACCGGGTCGGTAACGTCGGCCGCGATTCGGGCGGCACGCGCGTTGTCAGCGAAGTATGCGCGGCAAGCCGACAAATGGGTGGGCGACCTCAAGATTCTGGCGTCGCAAAAATCCAAAGCGTATTCGGCTCTTGCAGAAGAATTGGAAGACATGGGGAGCACGTTCGGCGGATCCCGCACGCATCAGCAACCGTTTGCCGGGGGTATCAGTGTCGCGGCAAAGGCCGCGATACAAGCGGACACCGACGCGATCACCCCGTCATTCACGCGCGGCCTTCACGATAGCGACGAGTAATGGCCTGGGACAAACAGTTCTTGTCGATGTTCCCGCACACCGTTACGGTGCAGGCGTGGAATGGCAGCTATGACGAGAACGGTCAACCGCTCCACACGGGGTCCGCTATTGTGGAGTATCCGGCACGCGTATCCGGAAAAAAGATATCCTCCCGACGTGTGGAAAGTGAAGGAGATAATCAAGACATTTTCGACGTGTGGCTTCACGCGACGGGCGCAGTGAAATTTACCGTGAACGACAAACTAACGCTTCCTGACGAGGTTGTGTTTAGCGAGAACCGTGTGCCGAACATCTTCGCTATCGGCCGCGTGTCCGATGACGACGGACAACATCACGTGAAGCTTCAGTGTGGGTGGCGGTATCACCGCCAGGGACAGTAACATGGCCTTCAAAGAATTCGACATTAAAAGCCATTTACCGAGTGGGCTCGCGTCCACCTTGGGTGGGGGCACGTTCGCCCCTCGTGGCATTGTCGGATTCGACGGTGTTCAGGAAGTGGAAAAGAACATCTTGGCCATGAACAAGGCCATGGTCACGCAGAGCACGAACTCACAAAAGAAGCTTGCCGAGCAGTTACTTGAAATGGGGCGTAACTTCGTCCCCTACGACAGCGGTGACTTGTTCAGCACCGGAAAGGTTACGCAGAAAAAACCGTTAGGACCGTACAGCGTATCCGAGTTTATCGTGTCGTTTGGCGGGTTGTCCGACAATGCCGACAACATCGACTATGCGATGCTCGTGCATGAGAATCCAGAAGGCCATGATTTCAACAAGCACCCAGAGCGATGGCCCGCTGGATATCCCGGTCCGAAACAATCGCATTACCTGTCCACACCGTTTGAAATCTTGAAGCCGCAGATGCGGAACACGGTCGCGGACGCCGTGCAGTCAGCCGTCATGGACGCCATCATGAAAGCCAAGGCGTCGAAAGCCGCATCCATGCGTCCACGACTGGTGAAACGGTCATGAGCGCAGTAAACGATTTTCGCAACAAGATGGTCGCTGCCGGACTGGTTTTTGACACCATCACCGACGAACCCGGTATTGCACTCGCTACGAGCACGAACGTGTTTGCAGGCATGTTCCCTGTCAGCCCGAATAACGCCGTGCGTGTGGCGACGCTTCCGTCGCCGGGCCCAGTTCGCAAGATGGGATCCGGTGTGGCCGGGATCGTCCACTACAACGTGATGGTTCAAGTCGTCGTGCGTGCCAAGGGTTACAGCGTGGCCAACAACATGATGGCAGCCATTGTCACGGCCATGGACAACTTCGTAGGCACCATCGGGAGCACGGCGTATAAGCACATTGTGCTTGTCATGGGGCCGTTCGACTTGGGCCACGACGAAAACAAACGATTCCAGTTCTCCGCTACGTTTCAGATGAAGGGCGGGTCCGTATGACCGGCGGGGTGGTGTTCAATCAATTGCTCGCGGTCAAACATGCCGCGCTTGCTCTCGCACAGAGCATCGACGTGCTGGTTGAGAACATGGGCCTGGAACCCAAATCGGTACCAGCGGCCACGTCAGCATCTTCCCCAGAAGTCGCGCCGGACGTGGTTGATCCGAACGCGCCATGTTCGCACCCAGCAACCCAGCGCATTCCCTTACCGGTCATGGGGACGCGGCGAAAGTTCAAGTGCATGGACTGTAATGCAGACGTGTTCGTAGATGAAGTGGAGGACAACACATGACACAGTGGCTCGTTACGGGCACCGTGCCTCTCAAAAAGCCGAATACCAAGTCGGACCATTATCAGCCGGGGGATCGATTCACGGCTGACCGGACCGAGGAGAGTATCGATTTCTGGGAGCGTATCGGTGCCATCACGGAAGTGGGGAAGACCCCTCTCGGCACCGTCGCGCCTGCACCGGTAGTTGAGGTGCCTGCGGAACCGCTCGTATCGGAAGACCTACCGACCGACACCGGGAGGAAAGAAGATACCACGGGTCGGCGTCTTCGACAGATACGGAAGGAGCCGTAAATGTCTACACAAGTTCTTACCAATTGTCGGTTGCACCTTGGCGGTTACGAGCTGTCCGGCATCTCCAACTCAATCGGCATCGACTACGGTGCCGAAATGAAAGACGACACGGTGTTCGGCACAGCTGGCACACGGTCGAACAAACCGGGATTGAAGACCGTGAAAATCAACGGTCATGGATTCTGGGATGCGGATTACGACGAAGCGCTCTACAACCGTATTGGTGCGGCCCGAGAAGTCGCATCATTGACTCCCGAAGGTCAGACCGTGGGGGATCGGGCGTTTTTCACGCGGGGCGTGAATGGGGCGTATAACCCGCTGACCGGGGAAATCGGCGAGCTCGTCGGATTCGATATTGACTTGGCTGCGGCGAACACTCTTCTTGTTCGTGGGCAGGTGGGTGCGTTGGGGACCAAGACGGTGACGGGCACCGGATCCGGCATCCAGTTGGGGGCGGTGTTGGCCGCGCAAAAGATTTACGCAGCCCTCCACGTGAAGAACACGATTGCAGGCACGACACCAACGCTGAACGTCATCGTGGAAAGCGACGACAACTCGGGATTCACGACGCCAACAACTCGACTCACCTTCACGCAGGTGACAACGGTTATCGGCGCGCAGTGGCAAGAACTTGCGGGCGCGATCACCGATGATTGGTGGCGCGTAAAATGGACACTCGGCGGCACGACACCTTCGTATCCGTTGTTCGTGTCGTTCGGTATTTTGTAAAGGGAGGAGACAGAGGATGGCCACGCTGGTCTATACAAACGCTTACGTTCTCATCAACGCCGTCAATTTGAGCGACCACACCAAGTCGATCACGTTGAACTACGAGGCCGAACTGCTCGATGACACCGTGATGGGCACGGCGGGCACCCGGTCAAACAAGCCAGGCCTGAAGAATTGGTCTCTCGAAGTCGAGTTCCTTCAGGACTATGCGGCAGCCAACGTCGATGCGACCTTGTTCGCGCTCGTCGGCGCGGCAGCTTTCGCTATCGCGGTGCGGCCGGTCAACGCGGCTATCGCCGTGGACAATCCGGAGTATCAGGGGAACGCGGTTCTGGAGTCGTATCCACCGCTTGTCGGCGAAGTCGGCGCGTTGGGCACGGCATCGGCCATGTTCAAGCCGTCCGGCGTCAATTGCAACCTGGTCCGCGACGTCACGCCGTAATGGCGTGAAGGGATGCCGCCGACCGCTTAGGTGCCCGCTAAGCGATTTGGTGGCCGTGGGGTGGGGGACGCCATGCCCCCACCCCATCTTTTACGCTGTAAGGGGCACGGAAGCCGTTCTCGATACCCCGGTTAGCCGCCGTGGTAGTCCTCAATGGCCCGAGTTCACCGTTCACCGATAAGGAGACTGCCAATGGCTATCGAAGTAGTTCCGTTCTCGTTCTTCGAGAAATTCGAAGAAACCCCCAAAAACAAGGAACCACGCGCCCGTGCGCTACGGTTCGACCTCAACGCACTCGCCGACTTCGAACAGGAGGTCGGTATGGGCTTCGCCCAGCTGATGAACACCAAGGCGGCGTTCGCCACGGTGCGCGCCATGTGCTGGGCTGGATTGAAATGGCAAGACCGGGGCTTGACCATCGAGCGGACCGGCTCCCTCATCGGTGAATACGTCCAAGATGGCGGCGACATCGGCGAGGTGTTGAACCTCTGTATCGAGACGGCCGTGAATCAGGGTGCCCTCGGCCGCCCCAAGACGCCGGAAGCCACAAAGGAAAAGGAACTTCCGGCGCCCGGCCCAGTCCTCGTTCCAGGTCCAAGCACCGAGTAGAACACGACGAATCTCTCGATGACGTAGAAGACGTATTGCGGCGGGGGAAGGCGACACGCTTCTCCCGCCGTCGCGGGGCATGGACAGCGTGGATCGCCAAAACCTTCCCTCTCGCAATGGGGGCGCTGAACATTACACACAATCAGCTCTACCGCATGACGCCCAAAGAAGTGCATGACCGGCTCGAAGGGTGGTTGTGGCGGGAACGGCGAATCGAAGAACAACACGCGCGGTGGGTGGCGGTGCTAGTGCAACCCCACACGAAAGAACGCGTGACGGCGGAGAAGTTACTCGGGCGGCCAATTGGCCCGCTCCGGCAACAACCGAAGGAGTAACGGATGGTTTCCGGCTCGATAGGTGAAGTTTTTGTCCGCCTCGGATTAGACCCGTCCGGTCTGTCCTCCGGGTTCATGCAAGCTGAAAAGCTCATGGAACGGACGGGCAACCGGATGTTCTATCTGGGCGCACGCATGACCGCAGGCATTACGACGCCTATCGTCGCCGGACTATCCGCTATCACCAAGTGGGGGGCCGAATTCGATGACGCGATGACCGAGTCTGTAGCGATCATGAAGAACGTATCCCCCCAATTGCGAAAGGAGATGGAGAAGAACGCCAAAGCCGTTTCAGAAACCACACAATTCTCTGCCAAGGAAGCCGCCGCCGCGTATTACGATCTCGCGTCGGCCGGATTGACCGCCTCTGAATCCTTGGGGTCCATTGGCACGGTGTCCCGATTCGCTCAAGCGGGCATGTTAGACCTGAAAGTTGCCGGTGAATTTCTAGCCGGCGCCGTGTCTTCGGTCGGCACGGCCTCTCTGGGAGTCGGGGATCGCATCGAAGGCATGGCCAAAATGGCCGACCTGTTGACCGCCGCCAACAACGAAGCCCTTGGCACGGTCGAAGATTTCGCCAACGCCATTACCAACAAGTCCGGGCAGGCGCTCCGGATGTATAACATCGATGTCAAGCAAGGCATTGCGATGTTGATGGCGTATGCGACGCAGAACATTCGCGGAAAAGTCGCCGGACAGCAAGCCTACATCGCCTTACGCGATATTCAACGAGCGGCATCCGCCAATACCGAGGTATGGAAAGGCCTTGGTATTCAGGTGTTCAACGCGTCCGGCAACCTGAACAACATCGCGGATATCATCGCCCAGCTAGAACGTGCATTCGACGGGCTGAACGACGAAAAAGCGATCAAGCTGTGGAAGGCGCTTGGGATGCCGGACCGATCCAAGGCCGCGACCATGGCCCTGATTGGTTTGTCAGGCCAGATGCGCCAATTTGAATCGGTCCTGTCGCACGCGGGCGGCACCACGGCTGCCGTCGCCGCGAAACAAATGGAGTCGTTGAAGAAACAGGTCCAGTCTCTTTACCATCAGTTCCAGAATGCGGGCATCGAAATCTTCCATCAATTCGTTCCGGTCATCGAGGACTACGTGATTCCGTTGCTGAAAACCGGAATCGAAAAGATGAAGGAATTTGAAGAGTGGTTGGACACCCTGACCACCCGGCAAAAAGCGTGGACGCTTGGCATGATCGCGTCCGTGGCTATCCTGGGTCCGATGATCGGGTTTTTTGGAAGTTTGTTTTTGCTGGTGCGGGCCATCACCGCCCCGCTTCAACTTGTGGCCAAAGCCATGGGGACGAAGGGTGCCGCTGCCGCAGCCGGGGAACTTGCTGCCGAAACGGCCGTCGTTGCCGCCCCCATGTCTAGGTTTGCCGGATTATTAGGCATCGCTCGGTCTGCCATGACCGGGTGGGTCGGTGTAGCCATTGTGGTAGTCTCCTGGTTGAAAGACCTTGCTGGCGGGTGGGGCAAACTCTACGACGTGTTGAACGGTCTCACACTCGGAGCGCTACACAACGTCGTGACCGTGTTCAAAGATTTGACAACTGAAATTGTGGGCGTGGCCGGTGGTGTTAAAGACATGGCCGTCACGTTCTACAATAATACGTTAGTCGGTTTGGACTGGATCAATAAGTTCCTGAAACCGGGCGTCGATTGGTTGGGTCGTCTTGGCCGCAGCTACAAAGAAACCAGCGACATACTTAACAAGAACAAATCACGTGGCGGTGTCGCAGGTGGGCCGGAAGCCGCGATTCGGTTTTGGAAAGAACAGGCAGAACTATCAGACTTTCGTGCGGCTGGGTCGCCCAGTGTCAACCAGATCATGAGTGATGCGGATGCCGCCTTCCGTGAACAGGAGCGTATCCGTAGAGAAAAAGCCAACCCCACGCAAAGCGCCTTCATGAAAGGCATCGCCGAAGATGATCGCCTTCGACGATTGAACGACCTGATCGATCCCGCCACGGGATTTTTAAAGACACCGAGCGGTCCGAAAGACCTTGACCTCCCGGACGAAGAACTGAAAGGCAAGGATGCGCGCATTGCTGACCTGGCCGCGCAATTACGGGGCGTCGGTGGAAAGGAACTAAAAGAACTTCAATCCGCATGGAAACAGCTGTCGAAAGCTGAAAAGGAAAATTCGGGTATTACCCAACGGTTGTGGGAAGAATACAGTAAGATTCGGGAGAACCTGGATCCGAGCAAACTTCCCGCCGAATTCGAGGCGGCTACAGCCGGATGGCGTAAACTCGCAGACAGTGCTGATATTGCGGCAAGCTTCCAAGAATTCGAAGGCTTGTGGCAGTCCATGCACCACGTCAACGACCAAGCTGAATTGATGAAGCATTACCCGAATCTGCTCCGGGATATTCTTCTTACAGACGACGAGGGCCGGACCAATTTCTTTACTGAGCAGGAAGACGCGCTCATTGACTTGATCGGGCAGTTTGAAAAGCTGGACCCCCATCTTCAGTTTGTCGTGCGGATGTATGCCCAGTGGGCCGCGACGGCCTCCCCTGCGATTGCCAAAATCAAGGCAGAAACCGCCGAGTTGTTCAAGGGGTTGCAGGACGCCAGCCGCGACATGGAGGCCCAATTCAAGGACCTTCAAATTGAACGCGAGTTGCTGACGGGTAACTACGCCGATGCGGATATCCAAGGATTGAAGAAGGGGATCAACGAAAAGAGAGAAGACCGCGACCGTGGGATCCGCGACCGCATGGCGCAGATCGGGAAGATTGCGGAAGCCGACCGTTTGGAATACGCGCTGCGTATCAACCAAATGTTGAAGTTCAGTGACGATATGGCCGAACTGGAAGAACGGTTGGGCCTCATCCGACTGATGAAAACGTATGGCGCGTCCCGTCATCTTCTTCGTCAAGAAAAGGATATGAGTAATGAGCGGCTGGAAACTGTCGTCCGCCTCTTAAAAGATATCGAAGACGCCTACGACGACTTCATCCGCGAAAATTCCATCATCCATAGCGGAGCGGGCCTGTTGGGGTCGTTGGGGTTCGAGACTGCCGCCGAGGCGTTGGAACAATTCGCCACCGCACTGGACAAGTTCGCGGGCGCAAAGAAACGCATGTCCCAGGCCACCGTGGGAGCCAAACGGGGCGATGGCAGCATCGATTGGAAGAAGGTGGATTGGGGGGAAATGGTCAGCGGGGCGATGGATATGGCCGCCGGAGTCGCGGACGCCATCAAAGCCATTTCCCAGATGCCGACCCGGATGATGCGCGCGTTTTCTTCTGCCCAGCTGGGTGCCAAAATCGGAAAGGAAATTGGGAAGCTTATCCCCATCATTGGAGAAACCCTCGGAGCCATCGTCGGGGCGACCATCGGCTTTATTGCCGGATTGTTCAGCGGGGATCCGGCCTGGGTCAAGGCCGGGCGTGATGTCGGCAAGACGCTTGGCATCCACATCTCCGACGGGCTGGCACAACAAATTGCAAAGGACGCCGGACGACTGGGCCGTCAAATGTCTGGCCGGAAGTTTTTTGGCGGGAATAATGACACGTCACGCCACGCTGCCGGCACGTTGAACCTGGGCGCCATCCTATCGGAAGACGGGGGGTTGGATTCCTTTAATTTCGATAAATTCCTGACACGCACGAATGAGGCGTTCGACCATCTGAAAGTCGGCTTGTTCACGGCACGGGACGCGATAAAAGTCTTGAAAGACATGTTCCCGCAATTGGCGGACGAAGTTTCACGCATGGGCGGCATTGCCTCGGCCGAATTCGTGACCCTGATCGAACAGACCCGAGTATGGGGGTTGAACATCCAGGAGGTGATCGACTATTTAAAAACACAATCCACTAAAGTATCGGAAGGGTTCAACGCGATTGTCGAAGCATTTACCGGCCCGTTGTTCGGAAGCAGCGACGAAAACAAACAACTGGCCGATGAACTCGCCGGACTACAATCCCGTGCTGCCGACCTCCGGGGCGAATTGGATAAGTTAAGCGGGTCAGGCACATTCGCCAAGGATATCTCGGCCCAACTGTCCGAATACGGCCGCATCACCCAACAGATTGAAAGTTACCGCACGCGCGGCATGATGATCCCCCGGTCATTGCTGTTGCGCCAGGAAGAGCTTCGTAAGGGGCTTGATACCGCGTCGGCCGGGTCCACGGGATCCGATACGGTCAAAAGCCTGACGGACGTGGAAACGCGGATTGCCGAAATCACGGCCCGTCAGAAAGAGCTCGGAGATACAATCACCCGCACCCTCATTGACGGACAGGAACACTTTGACCGGTTGGGCCGGTTGGCCTTCGCCGCATTCAACGTAGGTCTCGGCAGCGGTAAATCCTTCCTGGACATGATCAAGGAACTATCCCCCGCGCTCGAGGGATTGTCTCGTGCCCAGAAGGAACAGGGGTTCACGGCCAACGACGCCTTCCAGCATGTGTTGAAGATCGCACAATTCGCCAAGAATAATCCCGCCTTGGTGAATGCGTCCGACGGCATTAACAAGATGCTCACGGGCCTCTACAATTCCGCGTTCCTCACGCCACAAGCGTTGATTGACTTAGGCGCGGAAGCACAACATGTGTTTGACCAGTTAACGACGGCAGGCCTCGATACGGCCGATGCGTTTGCTGTCATGCAGCCAGCGTTGCAGACCCTGTGGGAATTGTCCAAGCGAACGGGCACCGCCTTCGACGCGGGCACCCAATCCCTGATTGACCAAGCGGTTGCGTCGGGATACGTGGGCGAGCAGTTCATGGACGCGTCAGATCGCATGATTGGGCGCATGGATATCCTGATCGGAAAGTTCGATGAGCTGCTTGTAGGGCTTGGTATCAATATCCCCGACGCAGGCGAAGCCGCTGCCGACGCCATTGCGGGGCAGTCGTCTACGTTTGTTGACTCGTGGCTGGCCGGG